GCAACAGCCAAATCACCAAAGAAATAATCTGATAGAACTAATGCAGCATTCTTGAGATTTTCGTTTGAATCTTTCACACCCTTATTATGCATCCCACGGCATACGTCCTCTAATAGCGGATTAGCCGCAGACCAGAAACTATTCTGATTAGTTCGTATTAGATTCGGGAAGAAGTCGCGCACGAAACTTTCTAATGCCTTCGTCTCATCTAAATACTTAAAGAATTCCTTCCCATCACCTTCAACGGATTCCCTTAACCTACTAAATTCTAGCGCGCTCTTATCGGCTTCTCTTGCGTCATCAATAGTGGGGAAGATCTTAGAGTATTCCGCCTCACGGAAATACATGTCCCTCAATTGCGGAAAAGTCTTAAAGAATTCGGGATATTTCTCGTTGATTTCTTTTACGGAGGGTCTGTCAAAGGGGTGCGATTCTTCGACCTTTTCTTCAGACTCTTCACCCTTAACTTCAGGCTCTTCAACTTTTTCTTCAGGCTCTTTAACTTCTTCGACATCTTCTGAACCTTCCTCTAACAGGTCAACGTCAGCACCTATAGATGTCCCAGACTCCTCTAACTCTTGGAATTTAGGAAAGTCTAATCCAAACATTGTACCACCTCGTCATACAGCTCAGGAATAACCTCTCCTAAATCTGTCCTATACTGTTTATCGGGAATCTTCAAGTCTTCTAAGATCTCATAAACTGATTCAAAAGAAGTTCTTATATCTGAATCAGTATTAGAAACGACAGCAATCACCCCAGTACCATCAGAATGATAATAATCTCCGTTTTCTTGACAAACCTCATAGAAATAGAACTTACTCTCGTCGGTTACACCTCGAATCGGTACTCCGTAATTAGGAGAATCTCTCTGAATTCCCTTGAGACTCTCCGGTTCTATGGGATAGGGAGGTATGGTCACGCGCACTCCTGAAGAAAAATCTTCCGAAAGCTCAATTTCTTTCAAAGATCCGTCAATAAGACCTGAAATTACCTCACCTACATCGCACTTTAATAATTGCAGCCAAGTTGGCATCGCGTCTAAGCCGAATCGAGGAGTCCATTCTAGGCCATAAAAGCCTGAACTATTAACTATAGCGTTTAGGTCGATCGGCCCAATGTAATCTCTAGAACGAAATATTTTCTCAGCTTCCTTTAATTTTTTAGTAATAAAATCTTCGGCGCGCCAAACCGTATTTCCGGCGCATCCTGTCGACGGACCGAGGTCACAATTCATGAATTTCTTAACCTCGATTGTATGAGTCGCGCTCCCCACGAATCCTGACTTTCCCAGGAAGAACTCCGTGGACAATGCACACCCCTCAACGACCTCTTGCAGCACGAAATCAGCCAGATCGTACTCTTCCTCAACAAATTCCAGATACTTGATAAGATCTTCTTTATCACAGGGCTTATATGTTAGCTTACTTGGCAAGTCCCCAGATGGCTTGAATACATAATCTTCATCAGACGAATGAAGAAATTCAATGGCATCGTCGACATTGTTGAATTCTTTTGTCTCTGGGATCTGAATACCAGCTTTAGTCATCAAATCTAGACCGAACTTACGATCCATCTCGATTTTATCAGCGAATATAGAACCACCGAATACTTTCTTTCCACTCTTCTTGAATGCTTCAGCTTCAGAACCCATACCTGAAGAGTCGAAAACTACGATTGCATCATCAGGAAAGTTCTTACTTTGCTTCAAGATTCCCTTATATACTGAACGATATTCCCTCTCTCTAATGAATACCGATACCTTATTCCCTTCCTCTTGCAATCTTAGCGCCAAACCGCAACCCTCACCACACTTAGAATAGAGATGGAAGTTCATTCTCTTTGTCTCAGACGAAACTTCTCAATCTCATCCTCTTTTATCTCTCTTTCCTCTCTTCTTTCCTCTCTTATTTTTCTTTCGATCTTTTCTTCTTCCGTCTCCTCTTTCTCCTTTATCTCCTCTTCGACCTCAATCTTGGCCGGAACAGTTCCTGACTCATCAGCCAACCAATACAACTGACCTAATGTAGGTGTAAGACGTTGCGCCTTTAAGATACGCGGCTGGTCCCCCGTATATTTGTCAATGAACGGGATCGGCACTCTATAACGATCGAATATATAACTTGGAAATTCCTGAATGAACATTCCTCCGGATTCGTCCTGAGCTATACATTCCATCAAACGAACGCATATAGGAGGATCTGGCATGTCTTCATAGATGAATTGACTATATTGGCTAGCATTCGTAAAGTACATTTTGGTCGTTTCCGCATTAGGATCGACGTTCGGCATTGCCTTGACCCATTCAAACGCCTCATCAGCCTCGGCTAGAGGAGCAAACATCATCCAATTAGGCTCTGGGACCGGGACTAAGCTCGGAATGCTCCCTGGCGCCTCTGTATTCTTGCTAACTCCTATGGGATAAGTAATCATCTTTCCTCCTAGATCTCATTTAGATATTATCAGTTACAACTTCCAAGATCGCGCCAACCGCTGATTTCACGAATATCTCATTCAGATTTATCGAATTTCTGGACGATTCAATAACGAAAGTAGGATCACCCTTAGCAACAGCAAGAAAGCCATCTGTCGCATTATTGGGACCACCTATACTAATAGTAACCGCACCCGCATTAGAATCGGACGCTCTGATTGCTAAGAAACAGACTGAGCTAGGCTGAATTGCACCAGCGGGGAGTGCGGGCAACATACTAACGAGCGAATGAACGGCTGTATCAGCGAATGTTATCGCGGCTATCCTTATCATTTATTTCCGTTGCCTCCAAAATTAGCCGTTGTAGGTTTAGGTCGTTTAGATTCGAGCATTTTCTCGGTGACCCCTCGCTTGAACTCTTCCTCAGTCTGAATTTTCTCTTTGGCGCCAATCTCTTGTATTTTAGCGGTCGCGCGCGCCATCTGTTTCTGTTGTTCGTATGCAGCGGCTAGTTGAACTTGACTCTGTTTAGCTATTTCTTGCCCTTGTTTGAGCATCTCTTGATGTTGCTGAAGATGACCAAGGATCATTGCGTATGTCGGTGGCTGCGTCTCTTTTAGCTCAGATCCCGTAGAGCTTACCAAATAGGCCTTCAACGTAAAGATATGAACGTCGTGGTCATCTATCAGAGGATCGACCTCGATCGGGCGCCCCTGTAGCATGGCGTCGATCTCCATGCACTGTTTTATCCTCTGGTCTTCACCGGGTATTTTAAGTTCGGTGAATCCTGTCAGATCAGCCACTTGCCTTCTATTCTCTGGATCGAATAATGCGGTATTAACGAACTGATTATTAAGTTCTAGCAACTTGAAAAATAGCCCTTGTTTTTGCTGATTGCTCATCGGGAAGTTGTCCGCACCCTCAGGTTCAACCTCCCCAACATGTCCTGTTAAACTAGCCCTACGAATCCAAACATTAACATAGTTGTCTTTATTAGCTGGATCTGGCGTGCTGAACCGTTCATCGTCGATCATATTCTCTACGAATAAATGAACGCTCTTTTCTAACAACTTAGCCCAATATATGCAGAATAAAGCCCAGGTGATCTGTAGTCGTTGTAAGGCTTGTTGTCTACTTTGTTGATATTCTCCTAATGTACGGGATTTGCCCTCGGCTGGACCACCGTATATAGAGGGGAATGAACCAACGGTGAACTGAGCATCTTTGTCCAACTGATTAAAGAATTCGCCCACTTCTTTAGACAGTGTAGCGCGCCCAAATTCATAAAATGCATCAGATAAGGATTGACCAGCCTTCGGCCGCACGGGGTACATCATGCCAGGTCTTGCTTCGTGTTTACTATAGACATCGAAGTTAAGTACTGACGAATCCGCGAATCCTGATCCGATACCCTGCTCAATGGTCTCTGCGGTTATATTTACTAATACGTTCCTAAGCTCCTGTATCGAGATGAGCGGCTGACCTATTGCGTCTGAATGAATGTACGTACTGAGACCGCCCTTAGCTACGGTCCAGTAACGATCCATATCTTCGTCACGGCTTTCAGCGTATGTTTTCCCGACAAATGAAACATAACAACCATTGGGAAATAACTTATATAGTTTTTTCTTTTCTTCCTCTTTCTCAACAGGTAAACCTTCAAATGCCCAAGTACGGAACCAGACTTGCTTATGAGTGGCCAGGTCTCTATTATCATCTGATCTGGAGAATGATGTATAAGTTGAGGGAGTTCGGGCCATTCGCTCATACTCTTGTGAGTCTCCTTCATCATTCTCTATTTTATCCGCTATGTGCGGGTAAATGAACTTCATGAATGGCCTTGGCTTATCTATCGCTTTTATTAAATAAGAGAAATCACCCTGGACCTTAGCCCAGTATGGAACTTTTACGTGCAATCCACCATAGTGCTCTATTATGACGCGCGTCTTGGGACTTTCCTGTTGTCCATCTAGTACAGTAGAAACCTCAAGGGGCGCGCCACAGTCTGGACACTGATGCAAGCCCTCAGTTAGATCCTCCTCATCATCTACTGGGAAGGCGCCACCACATGATGAACAACTGAGCTGCTTCTTATAAGTCTCTATATTGACCACTCCGAACGCACGATCAGCCTTGGGCGCGCAATACCATGCTACTATTCCCTGATTCCATAGGGTGAATAAGGATAAGAGCTGCAACATCTTAACCTGGTTATGTCGGTAAATCAGGTCAACTATTTTAGCGTATGTCCTTGAAGTCTGTATATCATCCGCATCTTCCGCATCATCCGGTGGAAAACGTACCGTAGGTATTTGATTGGATAGAGCTGATATAATCGCCTCACCATGCGCCTTGTAAATATTTACTACGAAGTCGTAGAAAGGTCCTTCACTGCCTTCCCGACCTTCAGTCTCAGCAAACCATCGCAAACCTGAAGTACCGATTGGCGCCATCCAATCTTGCTTGGTTTCAGACCAGAATATGAATTGAATTCCAGACCAGAATTCTTCATTCTTCTTCCAGAGCTTAATTTGTTGTTTGCGAACCCATCCATCTTCCTTTTCATGTTTGGTTAACAAAAAGGATAAGCAGTCCTGTAGTTCTTTCGGGAGATCATGGTGATTCTCCTCGGCTATCTTCCGTTCTTGTTTCTTATCGGGCACGATCTTCCTGAACGAATTCTAGCAAATTCTCAAGACTCGAATGAACCTCAGCCATCCTCTCAGTTAATCTTTTACATTGCGCGCACTTGTTATCATGGCTCTGACTATCGGTCGCGGCGCATAGTAGCTCGACAAGCTGCTTTATTTTTTCTTCCCTCGTCATGGTTTCATACTCTTCTTCTTCTTCTGATTACCTAATCCTTTCATTTCTTCTCCGACTCTATTATGCACAGTTTCTCCTGTCCGAAGAAACTTAGATTTACCCGCTTGTTTGAATGATGCTGCGACTGATTGAGTCTTGGGATGGCCCGCACGGATCATCTCCGAGATGTTACCTCCTATTATCTTTTTGCTTTTACCTTTCTTTAGAGGCAATTTCTTAACCCTCTCTTTCTGAACTGAATCGATCATTTACCAGCTAACGAACGCCTCAGATCTTCCCGTTCTAATTCTTGTTTCAGGCGCGGCCAAGATTTTGGAGTATTTGCAATCGGATTCTTGTCACGAATAACAGGCTCATCATCGGAGAGCTTAATCTTAGTGAGCTTAAAGTTAATATCGATCACCTCAGCTCTAATTCTCTCTAATTCTTGCACCTGAATCTTGAGCATGTTGATTGCCGTGCTCAAAGACGCCTTCAAATTTTCGTATTCTGTTTTGCCTAGTATGATCATTTGGGGAAAAACTCTCCGATAGTTAGTAAGAAAAGACCAAGAGCGGTAAGATTAATCCTCGGCGCAACTACATTAAAGGCTGCCAATAAGAAACATACGGCTGCCGCGACTAGGAGAATTGCTTTGATTGGCATGGGCGTTCCGCCTTTATTAATTGCCTACGAACGAACGAACGAACGAACGAACGAACGAACGAACGAACCTATCTGAGGTTTGCCTCGTGCCTCGTGCCTCCAAATGAACGACCGACTCTACCTAGCTTCACGGGGAAATCTCTATAATCCTTACGCTCCAAATTCTCCATTCTTCTGTAATAGGACGTCCAATCTCTATCCTTCTGAAATCGCTCGATCGCGCGCGCCTCTTGTTCACGATATTGCGCCTCACCCTGGAGCTGCCCTAAGTAAGAATTTACGCAACAAATGAGATAACGTAATGTATCGTACGGATCGTCACCGGGGAATTCTCTGACATCTTCAGAGGGCTTATTGCTTGCATTAGACTTCTTATCGTATATACAAAGGGGAATAGTATCTCTTAATATCTTGCAATTCCTGAATATTTGCAACTTAGGGATAGCTTCCTTGCGCCTTTCTTTGTATGATGCTAGATATGCATTGTAAGAATCGACGCCTCTTTTATTCAAAATAGTCTTGGCTAATTCTGGGCTGAAAGGCGCTTCTGGCTCCTTGATCTTGTCTTCGAACCTAAGATACTCTTGGATTAATAATTTACCTAAGATACGATCATTCTCGGCTTGTGTAGCCGTTAAGCCTGAATATTTGGCAAATAATTCATGTTGGGTGAATTCTTCCCCTCTATTCTGCCAGGCGCTCTTACATAATACTACATCTTTTAACGATTCATTAAGTGATTGGTTACCGATTTCCGTTGCCCATTCTATCGTCTTTGCCTCTTTAACCGCATATTCCCTATATATGTATAAACGATCGTCCGGAGACAGCGCGCCCCACAATGCATATGTAAGTGCCGTATATCCCCAATCTATGGCGAGGAATCTGGGCCACCAACTTGGTACGTCGAATGGCTCTATGACATGTACCGCATTCTCAGGCTCACCAGGAAAGTGCTCTTCACGATAATCGTTAAAGACTTGCCCCTCGAATGTTGTCCAGTCCCCTTCTAGTTTAGCTCTTCTTTCAGCTTCTGGTAATGATTGAAGTCTAGAGGTATACTGAGGATCATTCTGCATTAGGTACGGGTTATCCGTAGCTAATGACTGAATGAATATACGTTTGATCCCCGATGCCTTCTCAACCATGATAGTACCGTATGGCGCGGGATCTACGAATCTAGTGCGAACCCAAGCATGACCGACGTTGCCAGGATTCGTGGCGCTTCTTACGATTGCTGGAAGGTTTGAGGATGATGAGCGGCACCTAGTACGGCTGATATATACGTACTGGAATTCCGTGAATGATGTGAGCTCGTCGAACGCGCAATAGTTGAACTCTACCGTATCATACTTACGTACATCTTGTTCATACTCAATATGACCGAACTGCATGATGGCGCCACTCGGGAATGACCACCTTTTCTTCTCTTCATTGAAACGCGCGCCCGTATGCTGATACCACTCCCTTGAACGTAGGATAATTTCTGATTCTAACTCAGGATAAGTACGCCTAAAGATGATACCTTTAAATCTTGGCTCCTTATAGAAGCCTCGTATTAAAGGCAGCATGATGAGCAATTCTGACTTTCCCCCACCGGCCGCACCTCCGTATAAGGCCTCGAATATAGTGTCAGGAAGAGAGGCAAACGTCTCCTGTCTAGGATGTGGCTTCCAGACTTTATCAAAAGGTTGGTCGGTCATTTCTATTGCGAATGAACGAATCTATTGCGAATGAACGAAAGTCACTAACGAACGAACGTCGGTGCTACGAACGAACATCGTGCCTCGTGCCTATGACGTGCGAATGAAGAGGGGTTTGCCTGAGGAGGAAGTCGATATAAGCAAGCATACCAACTCCGAATGGCGCGCCCCTCTTATTACTCACTGCACCATTGCATTAACGGATAAGGGAGATTTAGCCATCTAGAATCGAAGCGATCTTTCTTTAATTGCTCAATCTCCCTTTCATCAAATTCCTCCATAAGAGTTTTTTCAGATTTCACGAAGAATTGACCCAATTGACGATGAAAATTCCAGGCTAGGTCAAGGTTTGTTAGGGGGGTACCCCTATGCTTGGCTGGTTCGGGGGAAGTTTCTGGAAACGCCGTTTTAGCGTTCGCTGGAATTCCGGAGCCTCTAAGTACCTTCACACCCCCGGCAAACGATTCTACGTTGCCTGAAGGCCATTCTTCAGGTACCTTATTTAAAGCTGGCAGAAGTTCGGGCTGGCAAACTTGGGTATTCCGGGCATTCTGGGGGGCCAACAGCAAAGTTCTTACAGGCGCGGGAATGCGGCCAGGGAGAATATAGTCCCCTATCATCCATGCAGACTCAATCCAGAGATTGGACAGTCCATTGTTACCAACAACAGGAAACTCCCTAGACGAATCGAGTAGCCTGTAGAATTCTTTTCCTAAAATAGTCTTCGCTCTATATGCGGATACCTCACGCACAGGACGCCCAAGTACACTAGAGAACTGATGCATGAATTGGATTGTGGCGAACTGATTCATGATGCTATCTCAACGAAATCAAAGCCGCGCTCACTTCTCATCTCTGGTGTGTAGATGATCAAATTAATATTATTTTTATTATCTTTATTCGGCATTGTCTTCTCGACGACTTTACTCATATTTGCCGCCACAATTGACAAGGCTTGGGCGCCTAATGCTGATAATTTGTCTGAAGTGATTAATCCTAGAGACTCCATGAGTTTTAAGACTGCCTGATCCCTTACTTCATTTAATGAACGCTCAACCGCGCGCTCGTCTACTCCCTGAACCTTATGATTTTTGATCTGACTCACTTCTCCCTGGGTGACACCGAAATCGCGCGCTATATCATTCTGATTCATTCCTAATCGAGCTTGAATTGCGATTTCTGTTCTTGTATTTTCGTCTAGATTAACGCGATTCTTACCGGGTGAATGAATGACGCGCTCTTCTACTTGAACGATCTGATTGTCGACCCTCGCAAATCTATTAGCTAGATTATTCGGTGAGTTTAGTCGTTCAAGAGCTTGCTTTTCTGTGATGTGCATATCAATTCTCACTAATCATATATTTTCCCAAGAAAATTTTGGAAATCAAGGAATAGCGTGCGCCTGCTTTCGGCCAAAGTCAAGGCCTTTATCTCCTTTGCTTTCAACAGATTAATGCTTCATTTCTCAGGTTCGCTTTTTCTTCGCTTAATCACATATATTTTATGATGAGAAAAACTAAGAATGATTAAAGTATGAGGCTCATTTACAGCTCGCGAGATTAAGGATTCTTAATGATGCTTCCCAGAATGCTTTTTTTCCTTCTTTCCAAATATATTTGTCATCTATTCGCGTGCTTTCTCCGTCGCTTCGGGGAACGTGGGATGGGACCCCTTTGGGAGGGCCATACGGGGGGTCTAGTACTAACTACTTAGTAGTTCGTATCTAGTACTATGTCCCTAACTTTAGTACTTTGTAGAACAAAGGAAAAACCTTCGACTAGTTGACTCAGTTAACTCCTTTAGAATCAACACCTCACTCTGGCACGTCAACTGCTATATATATGATGTAAGGTTCGTGCAGCGAGCGGGTTCACCGCGATACGCCACACGCGCCATTCGGTCGCAGTGACCTTAACCTGTCAGTTATGTAGTCCTAGGGTCTAGGATCGTACTACTACGTGAGTGTATATTGAATAGAATAGTAAGCCAAACTATTATCGGATTCCGGTATCAGTAACCCGCGTCTAGATGACTGAGGTGAACAAAGTGGGGGACCGAGTAAGCGACTAGGAAGCTATTCAATCTGATGCAGAGTAACGCCTGAAAGTAAACCTCAGTAAACAACGTACACTAGCGCGATAACGCGGCAGTGCATATCTTAGTCTAGGGAAAACTCCCATTATCTAGAACTCTCTAATTCTAGCAGTCTAAGAGTCCGTCACGACTTAATCCATCTTGCACCCTGAAGTTATCGCGTGTGACTAGTATACAATGATACGCGCGCGAATTCGTTTATCGAAATAAGCTATAGGATTCTACGGAATTTTAGCTATTGATTAAATAAACGAATCGCGCGCGAATTAAATTAGCATTCAATGGAGGCTACAATGAAATTAATTCAACCAGAATTAAGGTTAGAATTCGACTCACAATACTCGTACGATTGTTCAATTCGACAGGCATTGCGTATATTATATGCAATCTGGAAAATCCGAAATGCAGCCAAGATTAAACGAGTCGAAATAGCGTTATTCGAATCGTCTAATGTACGACAATGGATAACGTTATATGCAGGGTGATTCATCCGAATTATGCAGGGTAACCTGCATTGAGTGCTAAATCATCGAATACAATTAAATTCTCTCGCGATTGCTTTTCCCTAAAGAGCAATCGAATGAGTATTTAACTCAGAATCGAAAGGAACAAATGAGCAATCAATTACACAGAATAGAATATGATGGCGTAGCAATCGTTCGAGTCCACATATCTAGAATCGAACGTCACAATTCATTCACCTATTTATATAGGTGGAATTACGCCACTAATTCGGAAGAATATGTATGTCACGTTATTGGAGGCGCACATATTTACTCGCCTGACATTGAATTAGAAAAAATATACGTAGGTTAATTTCTCTCGCAATGGCTCATGAAGACTTAAAAATTCCTGAGCCATTGAATGAGTAATTAAACTCAATTCAGAAAGGAACAAAAAAATGTACGTTGATCCAGATTACAAGACGAAAAAGGAGTTCAAGCTAGCAGTTGAGAGCGGAAAGCTCCATTACCCGTATAATCCATCAGGATTCTTTCCCGCCCCTCAAAATGGCTCAGTTTGCATCGAAGGGCCGCACTATCCAAAACCTCACAAATGGTATGCATCATGTGAAGTCGTGAATGGTGTGATCACCAAGGTTAAGTAAATTTTCTTCGAAGAAAAGTGTTGCGCGAAATTTGAAATCGTGCTACACTTTTCTTAGGTGAAAAGATTCACCACTCGCCCGATCAGCAAAAAAAGATCAGAAAGAGGTTAAAAGATGAGAACAGAGAAAGGCACAGTAGAGGTCAACATTGGGTCGAAAAAGTTCAGTCGTGATTACGACAAGAGGATTTTTGAGACTTTCGATGATGTACTCACTGAGGCGCAAAAAGGATCGAAAAGTCAGCAAGACTTGATAGACCATATCAACTATTCAGTTGATCTTGGATTACGCGTCCCCGTACGTGCCGCTATCGTAGCAAATGAAGGTGCGGTTGCTCAGGCTTTCGAGAAGCAGGTTAGAGACCTAATGAAAGTTCGTGCGGCAGCCGCAAAACCAGTTACGGAAGATCAAGCACGTAAATTAATTGAAATGTTGGCTCAAATGGACGTTCCTGCCTAAACTTCACTTTCGTTCGTTTAAACATTAACTGAGTCAACTACGCAAGATTGGGCGCTGAATTATCAAATTTGGCGCCCTTTTCTTTTTAACTAATTCATCTGAGTTCAAAAAACAGATGAGTTCGTCAAAAAGAGGAGTGAACGAGTTCATTTCGTAGTACATTCTATGTGCTCCTTCGGAAAATCCGCAGTGCCAAATTAGCAGCCCATTT